GTAAAACATTTTGGGCTGATGGGGTATCAGGATTATACAAAACATTTATCGGAATCTCGCAGGGATGCATTCCGCCGAAGGAATCACCGATGGGAAAATGCCCCCAAGTATAGCCCGGCGTGGCTCTCATATCATTTGACTTGGTAATCAGTCACCAATTTAAATCTTTAAGTTTATATATACTACAATTTTTATCAATTTCTTTCAAATATTCTTGATAATATATACAGTATTTATGTTTAGGGAATATATTTTTAAAATATATACATTTATTACATTTTGTACTATATGCATATACACAATAAATTAATAATAATAATCTCATTAAATATATAAAGTCTTATTTCTTTATTATACATAATGAAAAAATCACTGAAGAATTTTGTAGATGCAAGTTATAAAAAGAAATCTGAGGCACAAAATGTCGATGGGTATCAATTAGACAGAGACTTATCAACAAAAAGAAATAAAGTATATCACGATCCAAATACTGGAAAAGTTGTACATACTATAGCTGGGACTGATACATTAAAGGATTGGTCGAATAATGCCCTAATTCCTTTCGGATTACATAAATATAGTAATAGATATAAAAATTCAAAAAAAATACAAAAACAAGCCAATGAAAAATATGGCAAATCAAACGTTGATGTTGTATCACATTCTCAGTCGGGACACATCGCAAATAATCTAGCAAATGAAGGATTGATCGGCGGTCTGAATACAACATTAAATCCCGCGATTATTGGTAGTCATCATAAAGATATGAAAGTTGTTAAAAGTGTTTTAGATCCTGTATCATTATTAACAAATACAACAAAAAACGATGTAAAAATTATTCCTAAAACTTTAAATCCTATTACAGAACATTCAACAAATATTATTGATAAAACAGAAAAAAATATATTTCATTCTGGAAAACCTCTAAAAAAGATTTTTGGGTTTGGTATTAAAACCAAATTACAAATACAATCTGTTTTATTTAAAAGACCAGAATGGAAATTAACAGAATGTAAAAAATGGCTTAAAAAACATGGTTTTAAAACTGATGTTGATAAAAAACCAGAACATTATAGATTCAGACAATTGGACCCAGAATTGTTTAATAAATATAGGACTAAAAAAATAGGTGATAATATTGAATTTATAATTGGTATAAAGGAAAAATCAGTTAATAAATTAATGAAAGGAAAACAACATAATGATAGTGACTCAGAGGATCATTCTGAGGCTTCAACAAGTGAAGAAGAGGAAGAAAGAGAATTAAAAGGAGGATCATTACATGAACAAGACATCATTGATAGAATGGCCAAATTATCACATGATATTCATGTACATCATCATAAACATGGTGTTAAACCATCAATTATTAAGGGGTTTAAAATATTAGGTGAAGGTATTATGAAAAGTGCAGTTATGAAACCAGAAATTAAAGGCGGAAAGATTAATAGATCTAAAAAGTTTAATTCATGGTTTAAAGATATTGGTAATAAATTCAAACCATTAAATAAAAATCTTTCACCAATTAAACACCAATTAACACAAAGCGCTGTAGATAATATCGCATATGAAACAATGACACCAGAGCAACAAGCCCAAGCAGGTGTTGATATGTTCAGCCAAGTGGTTGGTGCGGTTAAAGGTAAAAATAAATCATCAAGTCCTGGCGAAACATATAACTCAATGTATGAACCAATCATCGCACAACCAGTAACAGAATCGGCATACGGAGGATATTATAATGATGCACCATATGATTTTAATAGCCAACCAGATTCTTATACAAGATCCTCACAACCAAAGCAACTAAGTGGTTTTGGGCTTAAAGGTCGTGGAGCTACTGGTAATATGCTTAAAGATACCGCAGCTAATGCAACCGCAAATCTTATCAATGCAGGATCATCGAGAGCCGTTAGTGAAATGCAAACAAGAGGTACAGGATTGAAGAAAGGATCACCAGAAATGAAAGAAAAAATGGCTAAAATGAGAGCTATGCGAGGTAAAAAATAATTAATAATAATAAAGAATATTAATAATAATAAAGAATAAATTATTATATTATTAATGAAATGTTATATATATAGAATACAAGATAATAATGACCCAACCCAATTTTATATTGGTAGTACATTGAATTTATCAAGAAGAAAAAGTCATCATAAAAAGAATGTCAGGAATAAAGTAGGAAAATTGTATTGGTGTAAATTATATGTATATATACGAAATCACGGCGGGTGGGATTCTTTTACCTTTTCTAAAATTGACGAAATTGATATTGAATGTATTTCTGATGGTACATGTTTTGAACAATCGTTTATAGAACAATTAAAACCTACATTAAACTCTATAAAAGCTTCATTAAAACATTATAAAGACATAAATATATAATATATATAATGGAAACAATCAAAGAAATACCAGTCGTAATTCAAAATTCTGATTATTTATATAAATCAGATATCAAATGGCGCGATGATATTGAATATATTGAACCGAATGATTTTGAAAAAGATATGTTGAAAGATACTAAAACAGCCGCCAAACTTTTAGAAGAAGAAAAAGAAGAAATATTACTTCAAACTGAAGAGGATAAAAAGAAAGGTATTATTACAATGATTAAAGTCATAGCGCTTAATAGAATGAATATTCATCCATTATATAATACATCCATTTTACAACCAACACAAAAGAAAACATTGATTGGAATGATGGAATGTTTATTACAGAATTGGAATGATGGATTAAATGAGGATATCGCTAATGAATTCAATACTATATGTAATGAAAAATTATTTACGAATTCTTCTGATGTATCAGCATACCCAATTTATAAAAATGTATAATTATTACCATTTAAAGTCATATTATTATTAGTTAATAATAATATGTCAGGTCAACCTTATAGATATGCAAAAGATGTTGAAAATTTCCGTAATGAATATATGGAATCGCTTGGACTACGCGCCAATATAGACAACATGAATTTACAAGTGAATAAAAATTATAAAGAAACGGGAGCTTTACCCCCACAATCTTCAATGAAAGATATGAGGACTACTTCTGAAATCCTAGCGGATACCGAAAAACTTAAATTATCAATTATTAGTGAATTTAAAGATGTCGCAACCCCAAATATGATGCAAATTGTACTTCAGAAAGTACAAACATCACCACTTAACGGCGATGGATCATTTTTAATATGGATGGCACAAAATGCGCCAGAAATAGTATCACAACTTAAAAAGAAATATAAATTTGGTATTGAAGGTAATGCTAATGATGCAGAACAGATGTACTTATTCATGCAAAATATATTTTCTAAAACTAAAGAAATGAATTCATCAATTAAATCAGTATTTGATAGACCAACAGGTGGTCTTAATGGAGGGTTACAAACTGGTGAATTAGATGCATTAAAGGCAAAATACGCAGATATAGTTTATAAATTAGTAAGTAAAAATACATTACAAGGAAGACCAACATTTATGAATTTAACGCGTGAGATTCGTGATAAATTTGAGAGATTAACATATACTATATCAACCGCTAAATATGATCAATTAAAACAAATTTTTAATAATACAAGCGCTTGGACTAATAATGCAGCACAAATTGATATTAATAGATTAGGATATAGTGAATGGATAGAATTTACTGATAAATTACCATCGTCATCATCATTAAATACACTATTAGATCAATTACAAAAATCAGAGAAAAATGCAAATAGTGAATTATCAATTAAAATATTAAATAATATTAATTCAATTTTACCAACTATGGCAGATATAGACAAAGCAGATAGAATATCAGATGAAATTATCGCAACACAGGGAACGATACAACGACGACCGCCAATACCAACGGCCCCAGTATTAGGAGCGGTTGGGTCGGTATTACAACCACCTGTTAATCCAAGCGAACCACCGCAAACAGGGGCAAATGCACCAACTGGGCAACAACAGGCGATAATGAATAATTTTTTAGATAGGGTCGTAAGTTTTATGAATGATGCAAAAAATGATCCAGCTGTAGTAGAAAGTGATGTAAGAGGAGGATTAAATTCATCATTAAGAGGATATGTACAAAGTAATTTAAGAACATTAGAAGAAGCCTTTGATTCTAGAGTACCGAGATGGAGAAGTATTATTAATTATAATCATGATGAGATGATCAAAGTATTTGATGAGATTACAGCGACATATAGTAATTTTTATTATAGATCCCATACTTATACTAGGGAAGGTATAGCAAGCGTAGTTAGATTTTTCGGAACAGCAACTGGAACTTTACAAGGTGCAGGAATTAAAAGAGTAGGACGTCCTAAAGGTTCAGGTATTGTTAAACCATTACACGAACGGATTGATAATACCAAAGGAGTTAAACAAGGACATACACACGTCCCATTTGGTAAATATATAATTAATAAAAATAGATTGGATGAAGATATTTTATCTTTTAAACATAATAAAGGATATGGGGTGAAAGGATACCCAGCTAAAAAGATTTCACGTAATCTATCTAATGTATTAAAAGTCATTGTTGGTGGCGGTGTTCCTAAATTCGATGACCTAGCAAGTCTTTCAGAAAATGAAAAATCCTATTTACATACTGTATCAAAAAAAGCAGGTATTACTGATAAAATCAGCGTGCCAACACCATCGAAAGATTCAATGGAACAGGACGTCCATCAATTTGAAGTGATGAAAGGTGAGATACTTGCAGGTAATGACTCATCTGTTCTTATTAAAAAATTCAAATTATTATTACTAAAATTATCTAAGAACGGTACGCTTCCTAAACGCGAAGCAACTGAAATTTTAGAGGATTTATTAATGCTCGGTTTCTAAT